CTATTTAAGTTTAAAAGTTCCAGGTGCTGAAGGACGTATTGAAATGTTAAAAGCAGCATATGATGAAGCGTTTCAATTAGCAGCTGATGAGGATAGAGAAAAAGCATCTGTGAGGTTTGTACCTCGCCAAACGTTCTACCACGGGTAATTAAATGCCAAGTAAATTTTCAAGTGGTAAAAATGCGATAGCCCAGTGTGACCGTTGTGGCTTTAGATATAAGTTAAAACAACTAAAACGTTTAGTTATTAAGACAAAAAATGTTAATATACTCGTATGTCAGGAATGCTGGGAACCGGATCAACCACAATTAAGCTTAGGCTTATACCCGGTTAATGATCCACAAGCAGTTAGAAATCCACGTCCTGATTTAGGATACTATACATCTGGCCTTAATGGACTTCAGTTAACTGAAACAACCGGTCCTAGCCCAGATGCTACTGGTGTTCCACTAGGTGGTAGTAGAGTAATTCAATGGGGATGGAATCCAGTGGGTGGCGCATCAGATTTTGATGCAGCTTTAACCCCAAATAATCTAGTAGCCTCAAGTGCTATAGGTGATGTAACAGTAACAATAACATAGGAGAAGTAAAATGGCATATAGACAATCAGCAGACGGCCCAGTAGTTAAAAAAGGTAAAACAAACGCTAAAGTTTTCCCTAATACAGGCGCTAACGTAGGCATCGAAAAGGGTCCAAAACATAGTGGTAGCAAGGGTGGTAAATCCAATGCTGACATGAAAAAAATGGGTCGTGGCTTAGCTAAAATTGCAGCACAGAAAAAAGGATAATAATCATGGCAGAATATAAACAACCTAAGATTGTGCCCAATGCAGACATTACATACCACACAGATCCTAATACAATGAATCAATTAGAATCTAGACCTGGCATGCCAGCTCGTCGTGTAGGTGGTGGTGATCCAGCAAATACACAAATTAATAAACATGGTGAGCTTGAAACTCGCGGTAATGGTGCAGCTACTAAAGGTCGTAAAGCTAGAGGCCCAATGGCGTAATGAATTACTCTGAATTAGCAGCGGCAATAACATCATATACGGAGAACTATGAAACTACTTTCATAGATAATATCCCTAATTTTGTTCAAAATGCTGAAGAACGTATTTATAATACTGTTCAATTACCTGCTATTCGTAAGAATTCTACTAGTAATCTTAATGCAAATAACAAGTATTTACCGTCTCCAGAAGACTATTTAGCAGTGTTTTCCTTTGCTGTAGTAGATGCTTCAGGTAACTATTCTTACTTATTAAATAAAGATGTCAACTTTATTAGAGAAGCCTACCCTGCTCCTACAGATACTGGGCTTCCTTTATACTATGCTTTATTTGACCAAGATACCTTTATATTTGGACCTACTCCTGACTCTACTTATCAAGTAGAGCTCCATTATTACTACTACCCACAAAGTATTGTTACTGCTGGTAGTTCTTGGTTAGGTGATAATTTTGAATCCGCCCTTCTTTATGGTTCATTATTAGAAGCAGCAACCTTTATGAAAGAAGAAGCTGATGTTTTACAAAACTATACTATGAGGTATAATGAGGCATTGGCACTACTTAAACAACTTGGCGACGGCAAAAATCGTCAAGATGCATATAGATCTGGACAAGTTAGGGACACTGTTAAATGATTTCACAACAATCACAAGTAACATTGGCGGACGTTATGGTCCATGCAACATCCAACAGGGGTTTTACGCCTGAAGAAGTTGCTGAAAGAGCACTAAACAAGATTTTATCTGTAAGCGAAACAGCTCCACATTTTATTCGTGACCAAGCTAACGCGTTTAGATCAGATATTAAAGAAGTACTTGTTCATTATATGAAAGAAGCGATTAAATCTGATCGCACAACATTAACAAACAAGTTTATTAAATCAGGACATCCTGAACTTATTGAATTATTGAGGACCTAATATGGCTATTTCTCAGAGCATAACCAACAACTTTAAACAACAATTAATGCTTGCAGTGCATGATTTTCGTCCTACTGGCGGAGATGTGTTTAAGCTTGCTTTATATACTTCAACCGCTACACTAGACGCATCTACAACTGCGTATACAGCTTCTAATGAAGTTAGTAGTGCAAACTACTCGGCGGGAGGAGCAGCATTAACTAATTTGGGTACCTTCTTAACAGGTAGTACTGCATATTTAGATTTTGCAGATTTAACATTTACTAATGTTACTTTAACTACTAGAGGCGCTTTAATTTACAATACAACCCCTTCAGCTGCTGATAATGCTAACGTTGCTTTAACTAACCCTTCAGTGTGTGTATTAGATTTTGGTGGTGATAAACAAGCAGTTGCTGGTGATTTAACTATTGTGTTTCCAACAGCTGCAGCATCAACAGCTATTATTAGGATTACATAATGGCCTTAGTCTTAGCGGATCGTGTACAGGAATTAAGTACCACTAATGGTCTTGTAACTATGGTTCTTGGGGGAGCTTCCCAAGAATATATTACATTCGATGCCGGTGTGGGTGTAGGAAATACCTGTTATTACGCAATTACTCATTCAGATACTTCGTTAAATGAATGGGAAGTCGGAGTAGGTACTGTAGCTACATCTACAACTCTTACTCGCGATACTGTATTATCAAGCTCAAATGCTGCAGCTAAAGTTAATTTTTCAGCTGGAGCTAAAATTGTGTTCGTTACATTACCTGCAAGCAGAGCAGTTTATTTAGATGCTGCTGGTAATCCTCCGTATGACACGAATAACGAATCTATTGGAATAACTATTGCACTATCTTAATGGAGTAACTAATGGCTACCGCATTTAAAAATTATCTAACATCAAACATAGGAACATCACCTACTACTGTTTATACAGCAGGCGCTGCTCAAACTACTGTCTATAGCTTTACTGTGGCTAATATTAAGTCTCCAGCAGCTAATATAACAATTTCAGCAACAATAACATCAGGGGCTACAACATCATATATATGTAAAGATGCTCCAATTCCTATTGGAAGTACTATTATTTTAGTAGGCGCACCTCAAAAATTAGCAATGGAAGTTGGTGATGTTATTCAAGTAACTGCATCAACTGGTACCGCAGCTGATGTTATTGTATCAACCGTAGAATTATCATAAGGATTAGTTATGGCTAACTATATAGGAAAAGAACCAACCCCAGTCCCATTATCAACAGCTGATTATGGTGACGGAACAATAACCGCAGCTAAACTAGCTCCTGGAGCCGCTACAGGTAATATTGGATATACTCCATTAAATGCAGCGGGTGGTACAGTAGGTGGTAATTTACAAGTAACAGGTACAACAACTACAGCTGATATTGATGCAACTGGTCAAGTTGATATTGTAGGTAATACAAATATTACAGGTAATTATACTCAATTAGCCGGTACTACTACACTATTTCAAGACCCTACATTAGCACTTCAAGCGGCAACTAAACAATACGTAGATAACAACTTTCAACTTGCTACAGGTACAGTTACTACATTATTAACTAACTTAACGTTAACTAATGCTTCTTTCAGAGTATATGAATTTACTCAAACAGCTGAGTTTGTAACTATTACAATGCCTGATGCTACAACATTAACCATATCTAATGGTAAATGGGTATTTAAAAACGAAGGTGGTCATGCAATTGGTATTAGAGATAATGCCGATAATTTACTTGGTGCTATTGGACCTTATTCATCAGTTACAATTTATCTAGCAAGTACTGCTACCGCAGCGGGTAAATGGTCTTTGTTGGGTGATGATGTTAGACCTTGGTTTATTTCTAATTCTGGTGTATTACCTCAAACTGGCACCGCTCTATCTGATCAATTGGTTGCTACTACAGCAGCTGTTGTTGTTAAACTAACAAGCACTAAATATGTAGTTGTTCATCCAGATAATACAGCTACACCTAATATTGTAGCTTATGCTATTGATACATCTACAACACCTGCAACAGTAGGCAGTAGAACCATATTAGCGCCATTAGCAGGTGCGATTGCTGCTTCAGCAATTTGTGTAGCAGAACGTATTACTGATACAACATGTTATATAGCTAACGGTGTATCTGTTACTTCTCATGTGGTATTAACTGTTACAGGTGTAGGTATTGCTGTATCAAATACATTATCAGGTTCATTTGCAACAGTTCCATTCCAACACAACCCTATTTTAGGTGAAGTAGCACAAGTTCAAAAAGTTACAGATGACTTGTTTGTATATGCTTTTGCTCCCACAGCGGCGGCTATTGTATTCTACCCTGTAAAAATTGATGGTACTACAATAAGAATTGGAACTACTGTATCTAGTACTAATACTCAAGCTACTGGTATGGCTGGTTGGATTGATATGCGTTTAGTTGCCTATAATGCAGGTACAGGCGTTGGTCAAGTAGCAGTGTGTCATCCAAATGCTGCAGCGGCTCCATTTAACTTATTTGTACAACGTGTAACTATTAATAAAAACACTGTTGGTAATGCTCCATCATTTAATGCAGTGGTTGCTGCAGACTCTGTACAAGTTACAGGTGCTGCTATGGCTGCTACGTTTAACTTTGGTTTTGCGGTTGATCAAGCTGATCCACAATATGGTTGCGTATTCTATTATGCTAATACTACAATTGCTCCGTCATATAATGGTGTTTATAACTTACAAACAGGTACCTTAACTTCCACTGCTACTACAGCTCTTTCAGTTGTTGGTATTACTCCTGTGGCTACAGGATATCAACGTTTTGGTGTTATATCTAACGGTGGTACTGCTACTGCTACAACAGCTGGTTTAATTGGTAATTCTCGTGGTTTATTATTTGAACAATGGGATACTGGAGCTTGGAGAGGATATATTACTACGGCTACAGGTATACGGTTTGTTAAAATATCTCATGTAGGAATTACTTATTCTGCAACATTAGCTGATTATTCTATACCAGATGGTACAAGTACTGTATCAGGTTTAGAAATTATTGGTGGTAGATGTTCTAGATATGCAGATAATACAACTGCTACTAACCCATCTATAGCTGTGTTAAGTAACTCAGCTATATCACCAGCTGCTGGTACTATTGGTGGAGGTAAATTGTATGTTATTAATGATGAATCTAATAAATTAAATCTTATTGACGTGTATGCTCCATCTACATTCTCCTTCCGTGATGCTGTTCCTACATTAGTAGGATTACAACAATTTGTAACAAAATCAGGATATTTTGCAATACCAATTGGCTCATCTACTGCGACTACTACAAATCAAGGTTCATATAATACTTGGGCGTGGTTTAGATTATTCCCAAATGGTGCAATGAGATATTATGGTAATTGGACATTGGGTATTGTTAACGCTGGTCAAGTAGCATTTAATGCACCAACAAATGTACAAGATAATGAAATTGTTTTAGTAAATAATTCTGTTGAATTTGATCAAGTTGAAAATATTAACTATCGTAGATTTTTAAAAATAGAAACAGCAGTAGTTTCATAATATGTTATTTGGCGTAACCCCGTTTTCGGCAGCTGCTTTTTCTGCAAATCCCGATAAAAATGTATATGTAGGGGTTACAGGGTTTGATTTAATTACACAGTTAGGCTTAGTACAAGTCTCCACTGCATACAATATAAATGTAACTGTGTTCCCAACAGGTTCACAATTAACTGTAAATTTAGGCAATTTAGTTGGTTGGGCTACTGTAAATACATCAAGCTCAGCAATATGGACTGAAATCGCAACATAAGGAATTAATATGGCATCGACCTACTCACCACTGTTACGTATAGAATTAATTGGTACTGGCGAACAAGCTAATACTTGGGGCGTTACAACTAATACTAATCTAGGTACATTAATTGAACAAGCTATTGCAGGATTTGCAAATATTGTTCTTACAGATAGTAACTACACTTTAACAGAAGTTGATGGTGGCTCAGATCAATCTCGTTGCATGTTTTTACTTGTTACAGGTAACCAAACTGCAGCTCGTACAATACTGGCTCCTAATCTTTCTAAAATGTATGTTGTAAAAAATGGCACTTCTGGTGGTCTTGCAATCAATGTACAAGGATATAATGGTGTTTCTACTGTAGGTAATACTGTATCTATCCCTAACGGTAAATCAGCTTTAGTATATTTTGATGGTAATGACTTTGGTAATGTTGTTCAAAGTTTAAAAAATGTAGTTATTGATGGGGTTACACTTACTGGGTTAACAGCGCCAATTGCAATTGTTGATGGTGGTACAGGTGCTACAACAGCCGCCACTGCTCGTAGTAATTTAGGAGCCGCGGCATCAGGCGTTAATTCAGATATTACAGGTCTTACAGGATTAGTTACCCCCATAGCTATTTTACAAGGTGGTACAGGAGCTGTTACCGCTAGTGCTGCTCGTGCTAATTTGGGAGCTGCTCAATCTGGCGGTAACTCTGATATTACTTCATTAAACGGGTTAACAACACCGTTAACTTTATCTCAAGGTGGTACAGGTGCTAATTTAACTGCTGGTGCTGGAAAATTAGCCTATTCTACAGGTTCAGCTTTAGCTCTATCAGCAGTGGGTACAACAGGTCAATATTTAGTTTCAGCAGGTACAAGTGCCCCTACATGGCAGTCTCAAACTGTCGCAGTTACTTATGTAATTGATGGCGGTGGCGCTATATTCTCTACAGGCGTAAAAGGTTATTTACAAATTCCGTTTGCTGGAACAATTACATCAGTTACTTTATTAGCTGATCAAACAGGTTCTGTAGTTATGGATATTTGGAAAGATACATACGCTAGTTTTCCACCAACCGTTGCTGATAGTATTTGTGCTTCTGCTAAACCTACTATTACAGCAACTTCTAAATCTACGGATTCAACTCTAACTGGATGGACTACATCGATAGCTGCAGGAGATATTCTTGCATTTAATGTTGACTCAGTTTCAACTATAACACGCGTATCACTAATCCTCAACGTTACTAGGGCTTAAACATGGCTGCATACTTTTGGGTAGGCGGAGCTGGTGATTTAGGTGATGGTACTCATTGGTCTCTTGCTTCAGGTGGAGCTCCCGCAGGTGTTGTTCCTACAGCTGCAGATGATGTAACTTTTAATACCTTGTCAGGTACTGCTTTTATTGTTACGGGCACTGGGTTCTTTAGAAGTTTTACTACAGGAGCAGGTGCTACACCACAGTTTCAAGGAATATATGTATCAACTCTTGATGGTAACCTTACATTATCTGCAGCTACTACGTTTGTTACTAGCCAATCTCAGTTTCTAACCAATAATAATAGCCTTTCTAATTATACTGTTAATCTAGGTAATGCTCCTTTAGCAGGCCTTGTATCTCTTACCATTCAAGCAGACTTTGGCTCCACTGTTACTATTTCTGGAACTATTAATAATGCAGGTGCGGTAACCTTAAATACTACATCTTCTTCAAGCATCATAAATTTAGGTGCAACAGTAATGACGGTAATCGCAGCGGGTTTTTGGGGCGGTGATGTAGTACTAAATTCTTCTGGAGTTACAGGAATTATTAATTGTAATACTGCTTCTATAACAGCCTATTATATTGAATTATGTAATAGTTCAGGGGTAGTTAATCTAAACTCTAGTACACTTATAGCTACTCAAACAATGAGAGATAGTAGTTTTAACGGAGGAACTTTAAATACTGGTACCGCTACTTTAAGATTAATTAGTTCAGTAACAGATCCTGCTTTGTCTGGTGCTCCTTCATTTATTCCAAAACAAGATGGGACAGGATCATACAATATTGTTCAGTTTCAAGGAGATGTAAAATACATTCAAAACAGTTTTACATGTGCTACTATGACTGTTACAACAAATGCTAATACCTATGGAACATTAATTTTAAATAGTGCAATTAATGTAACTGTTTCTGGAACACTAACTTTAACAGGTAATTCAGCAACTAATAGATTATATGTTTACTCTCTTGATATTATAAATCCTTCCACATTTACAGCAACAACAAAAGCATTAACTAACGTTGACTTTTCTGATATTATCGCTGCAGGCACTGCATGGACCGGAACTTCATTAGGTGATTGTTTAGGCAATACAAATATTACATTTACAACACCTGTTACTCGTTATGCTGTTGCAGCGGGTAATTGGAATTCTACAGCCGTATGGTCAGCTACATCAGGTGGAGCTGCGGGAGCTTCTGTACCTTTACCTCAAGATACAGCTATATTAAATAGTCAATCAGGTGTTGGTACTATTGCTACTAATACCGTGCGAGTATTAGGTAAAAATGTAAATATTTTATCCGGTTATAACGGAACATTTAGTTTAAATACTTATACAGCCACTACTAATATTAGAGAAGGATGTTTTGTTTATGGTGACTTTTTTCTCGCGGCTTCTGCTACCTTATCTATCGCAAATCAATCATATATTATTGTAGGTGGTGCTGGAGCATCTACATTAAACATAACAAATCAAGCTTTTCCTTATACAAATTCATTATATTTAGCTCCTAGACCTACAGGATCAATAGTTTTAACAGGCGCAATAACTAATGGCGCTAATAGTATATATGTTTACTCTGAAGGTTTTGATACTGGTGGATATAATATAAACAGTAATTATATAATTGCCACTGGTTCTATTCCAATAACAGGATGGTTAATAGATCCAGATTTTTCTACAAGTATTATTTCAAATTATTTACGTTCAAGCCTTATAACTACTACTAGAATTACTTTGCCAGGTCCTACTGATGCAGGGACTTCTACAATTGTTTTAATTCCAGATTTATATACTGGTACTCCTTTATATGGAGGAGTTGGATGTTCGGCATATAATGTATATATAAATAATACAGTTTCTAGCTATAACTATAACTTTACATCCAATATTTCTAATATTTTTAGTTCTAATACATTTCCTTATGCTAGCACTAACTATTTTAATATAATTACTTCTAACTCCGCCATTTTTCCTTATAGCCCAGTTAACAGCACTATAACAATAGATAATATTTTTGATATAGGCTCAGTAACCGTACCCGTTACAATAAGCGATACAACAATTACTAATAATTCTTCTAAAGTGTTAGAAACTTCCTATGCATATTATTATAAGTGTACCGCTGCAGGTTCTTTTGGTGGAGATAAATTAAGAGCTTTTGGCGCAGCAAATATGGGTCAAAACACAAATATAGTGTTTCCAACAATTACAAAAACATACGCTTATAATGATACTGGAAGTACAAGTTTTACTGTTCCTTCTGATTTTACTAATTCAGCTCATGTTGTAGCTATAGGCGGTGGTGGTTCTGGAAGATCTCCCGGAGGCGGTGGTGGTGGTGGCGCAGTATCAATTACTCCTTTACCATTAAGTATAAGCCCTTTATCTCCAGGAAATACATTAACTATAAGTGCAACAACTTCACTGACTTCTGCATCATCTGTTATTGACCCCAGAACAAGTACTATAATAGCACTAGCTAACAGAGGTAGTACAGCAGCAAGCGCTAGTGGTGGCTCTGGAGGCACTGCACTTGTAGGTACAGTACTTATTAATGGAGGTGTCGGCGGTTCTGGAAGTAATACTGGAGGTGGTGGTGGAGGCGGAGCTATAAACAGATTTACTGGAGGGTTGGGTAACGCTAGCGGAGGTGGTGGTGGTGGAGCTGGAACATCTGGTAATGGAACTCTCGGAGTCACCTATGGAGGTAACGGTGGAGCTACTAGTGGTGGTACTGGTGGTTCATACCCCTCTCCCACTGCTGGTGGTAATGCAACTGCAGGAACAGGTGGTGGTGGTGGTGGTGGAGCTTCAGGCTCTATTACTAATGCAACTAAATCAGGCACGTACTCTCGAGTAGCAACAACAGCAACCCTTACCATAGATATAACTAGCCATGGTATGAATAACGGACAACAAGGCACCTTTACATTTACATCTGCACAATCAGGTACTTATTCAAGATCAGGAACTTTGGTTACATGTACAAGAACAAGTCATGGTTTATCTACAGGTCAAGTCATTTATTTTGATGGTTCTATTGGTGCAGTTCCTGATGGCTATTACACAGTTACAAATACAGGAGCAAATACCTTTACATTTAATACTGTAGCTTCTTTTGGCACTTCTGGTTCCTTTACAATTAGAGTTCAACCTAATACAGCTACTGTGTATACAGTTACTGTTGTGAATGCAAATCAGTTAACTATTACTACAACATCAACAGCTGTTATGTCAGGTACTGTATCCGTAACTTATGCAGCTAGTTTTATAAATGCAGGGGACGGTGGTGTAGGTTCATCCTTAGCTACTTACAGCTACTCCTATCTAAACAATGTTTTAACATCAGGAACAATAGGTCCTGGAGGTGGTGGTGGAGGTGGCGGAGAAGGTTTTGTTACTTTAGATGTCATTTCTACAGCTGGTAATGGCGCTTCTGGGTTAATTGGTAGTGGCGGTGGTGGTGGTGGTGTTAGAGCATCAGGTTCAGGAGCTGCTGGAACAGGTGGAACAGGGTTAATTATTATTACTTATGCTTTAGCTATTCCTCCAGCTCAAGCATCTATTGTAGGATAATATTTATGAGTAAATATATTGGTATTTTATTTTTTATAAGCATTTCATCTGTTTTTGCTGAAACAACAACAATACAGAATAAAGGCATGCCGGTACCTAGTGCTATGGCACCTTCTATGTCTGCGTTTTCACAAGATGTTTGTGCAGTGCCGGTCAGTGCTGCAGGTAATTTTGGGTTTGTCTCTTTATCAGGTGGTACTGTTTTACTTGATGAGAACTGCGTTAAGATTAAGTTAGCAAAAACATTAAACGATTTAGGACTCAAAGTGGCTGCCGTATCGGTGCTATGTCAAGATCCTAAAGTATGGGACGCTATGGAGATGAGCGGTTCACCATGTCCTATGGGTGGTTCTGTAGGTCAAGCCGCTAAAAAAGCTTGGTTCCAACGTAATCCCGAAAGGTTCAAAAAATTATATGGCGAGGATTATAATATTCCTGCTTTGCCTTCTACTAAGGAGTAATGCATATGCATATTGTTACGCAACTGAGTGGGCGGATTATGGCCCTGTATTCTCAAGCCTTGGTGTGGCTCAAGGAACAACTCTTGCAGCTTGTCAACAGCTTGCGTGTCAACTATATCCTAGCATCCCTGAGTGTGGTCAACCTGTGGAACCGCCTTGCCAAGATATTACTGAATATCAAAGTCTTGCTTGCCAACCTAACTACTCAGGCGCAATTAATCAAAGTAGGACTAAAACATGTAGCAATAACCAGTGGACAGATTGGACAACGACTTCTAACAACTGTACGCCAGATCCTCCAACGTGTGTACCAAGCACTGAAACGAGACAACTAACATGTCCAGCTGGCTACGAAGGATTATTGCAAGAACAAAGAGCTTCCATTTGCTCAGATCCGTATGGTTTGCCAACTTGGACTGCTTGGTCGGAATTACTCAATACTTGCAAGATGACAACAACAAATTTAAACAATGTGGCAAGTCCAGTGAGTCCGATAAGCCCTCTGAATCCAAACAGTGTGTTGAACCAAGTCACAACTGCACCAATCATTCAACCAGAACCTGTAATTGTACAGGACATGACTGCATTGACAACGACAACGGAAACACCAGCTACTTCGGTAGCAACCGTAAAGAGCGAATCAAGTGGGGGGACATCTGCACCAAGCCCCGCAAGTACTACGACGACGTCGGGTACAGGTAAGAAAGATAATATAAAAGCCCCAGAAACACCGAAGGGGAAAGATTTAGTACCAGGTTTTGGCATAGTAATGTCAATGCAGCTTTTAAACGCAGGCTACAATATGCAGCAAGCGCAAATAGAAGAATCAATTAAACTTATACAGGAAGAAGAATATGGACGACAACAAAACATACTCCTTGAATTTATCAGCGCAAATGATACTGGGGATTATATTATCCGTGCTAGTGCCAATAGGTGGCGCAGTATATTACGGGATAACCCTCTTCAACGATTTGACCTCGACGATTGAGGAAGTAAAAAAGATGAGTTCTGTTGAAACTCGTATTATAGTGTTAGAAGATAGATCACGTTCTACTGAACGTCAATTAGTTGATGTGATGATGTCTAACAATCGAGCTTTAGAAAAAGCTAACGAAGCTTATGGTCGTGCTATTGAAGCTAATAGTGTTGCTAAAGCTACTGCAGATAAGATTACAGATACAGTAACAAATGTAAAAGACGAAATGAAACAACTACGAAAGGCAATGGTAAACCCATTGAATAATTAATATGCTATCCATACTATCATCGATTCTCGGCTTCGCTACTGCGGGGCTACCATCCATACTAGGCTTCTTCCAACAAAAGGGAGATCAAAAGCATGAAAAAGAAATGGCTCAATTACAAATGCAACAACAAATGGCTATGGCTGAGAAAGGTTTTCAATCTCAAGAAAAAATAGCTGCTATTGAATTGGAGAGTACTTATGCTGAAACTTTTGCACAAGAACGTCAGGCTTTATACGAACACGATGCTAAATTGGTTCATGATGCTGCACCATGGGTTAGAACTCTTAATGCCTCTGTCCGTCCTATTGTTGCTTTCACTTTTGTAGGATTACTTGTATTTGTCGATGTAGCTGGCTTTATATGGGCAGTTCAATCATCTGGCTTTAGTCGTGAATCTATGGACGTTGTATTTTCTACAGATGAAATGGCTATTGTAGCTTCTATTATTGGATTCTACTTTGGTGCTAGAACTTGGGAAAAGAAATAAGTGAATGTATCAAAAGCTGCCATCGCTCTTATTAAACATCATGAAGGTGTGCGTAGTCGTCCCTATCGTTGTCCTGCAAACTTGTGGACTGTTGGTGTGGGTCACCTTATCGGCGATGGCAAATCTTTGCCTGATTCTTGGAACAGAACTTTTTCAAAGGAAGAAATAGATGGAATTCTTAAATCCGACCTACGTCGCTTCGAGTTGGGAGTACATAAGATGTTACCTAACGTGCCTCTTCGACAACATGAGTTTGACGCTCTTGTCAGCTTTTGCTTTAATTTGGGTCTTGGATGCTTTCAGCGTTCAACCATCCGTCAAGCGCTTCTTCGTGGAGATAAAAAGCAAGCTATGGAATCGTTAGTGAAATATTGTCGTGCAGGTGGTAAAATACTCAAAGGTCTGCAAACTCGCAGATTGGACGAACGTGCACTTTTTGAAGGTAAATAATGCCATTAAGTAAACTTATATTTAAACCAGGAGTTAACCGAGATCAGACTACTACATCTGGTGAAAACGGTTGGTATGCTTCAGATTTAATCCGTTTCCGTTCTGGCTTCCCTGAAAAGGTAGGTGGTTGGACTAATGTCTATAGCACTCCAGTTCTTGGAACATGTAGACAGATGTTTAACTATGTCACATCATTATCTGATAATTTAGTATTTTTTGGCACTAATGAAAAAGTTTATGTTGACTTTGGTAATAGGCTTTATGACGTAACTCCATTACGCGATATTTTTCTTCCCCCCACTACAAATAATTGTTTTACAACAGGCGCCGCTGCATCTAATATTGTGACCGTAACTATTAATAATCACGGCGCAGAGAATGGAAACTATGTTCAGTTTTTAGGTGTGTTGGGTTTTGATGGTATTCCTGCTGGCGATTTTTCTGGCGTAACATTTGAAATAAGTAATGTTACTACTAACACGTTTACAATTACTACCGCAACTAATTGCACTCATGGAAGTGTTACAGGTGGCGGAACTAACATAACTGCAGCCTTTGATATTTATACAGGTCCAGTTACAACAGTTAATTTAATTGGTTGGGGTACTAATACATGGGGCTTTGGTACATGGGGACAAGCTACAACTGGCGCTAACTCTATTGAATTACAAAGAGATTGGTGGTTTGATAATTTCAATGATAATGTCATTATGAACTACCGAAATGGTGCTATATATCTATGGGACTATACACTAAACTTTGAATTTAATCGTGCCACATCTTTATTTTTATTAGCTCCTAATGGAGCGGTTCCAGTTTCTGCTATGCAAACATTAGTATCTCAAGCTGATGGACACGTTATGGCATTTGGTTGTACGCCATATGATCCTTTAACAGGTACACAAGGTAACTTTGACCCTCTACTAATTAGATGGTCTGATCAAGATGATCCATTTAATTGGGTTCCAGATCCTCAAAATTCAGCAGGTGACTTAAGACTTAATGGTGGTAGTAGAATTGTTAGAGCTTTACGTACTCGTCAAGAAATTCTTGTGTGGACTGAAAATTCTTTAACATCTATTCAATTTACTGGAACATCATTAGTGTTTAATCAGCAAGCTTTGGCAAACGATATATCTATTATGGGTTGCCGTGCGGTAACATCTATTAATGATGTAGTTTATTGGATGGGTAAAGATAGATTCTATGTATACTCTGGTCGTGTAGAGACACTACCATGTACTTTACGTAACCATGTATTTAAAGACTTTAATTATGAACAGTTTGATCAAGTTATAGCAGGTACTAACGAAGGTTATAATGAAGTTTGGTGGTTCTACCCCACTGCAGATAGTACTACTAATAATGCCTATGTAATCTATAACTACTTAGAAAAGATATGGTATTACGGTTATCTACCACGAACTGCTTGGATGGATAGCCCATTACGTAATTACCCTATGGCAGCGTATGAAGCAGGACAAAAGATTTATTATCATGAAGATGGATGTAATAATGATGGCGTGGCGTTTAGTGCCTTCATTAGATCCAACGATTTTGACTTAGACGATGGATACAAACTTGTATTAACAAAACGTATTATTCCTGACTTATCGTTTGTAGGTTCTACAGCAGCTAATCCTGTAGCTTATATGACTTTATTACCTAGAAACTTCCCAGGAAGTCCATACCAAGCAGAACCAGAAGAAGCTATTATATCTTCTGTAACTTATCCTATTGACCAATTTACTGATCAAGTATTTATCAGGGTTCGTGCTCGTCAGATGTCATTTAAAATATCATCCGATGGATTGGGCGTTCAGTGGCAACTTGGCGCACCTAGATTAGATTCTAAAGCGGACGGACGTAGATAATGGGAATGCAAAAGTTTAAGGCTCCACTATTGCCTTTACCTAGAGCAGAATATGAACAATCTGCAGCAGTTCAATTAGTGCGTGTTTTAAACCTATATTTCAATCAATTAGACTCTACAACACCTTTAATAACTGATAGTATTTCCTTGTTAAATTTAGCTACTTTAGCGTATAATCAGCCTACAGGGACAGTCTATCGAGATGGCGATATTTTAAAAATTGTACTGCCCAATGTTCCTTATGTAGGAACTCAATCATTAGCTATTAATATTGGTACTGTAACTGTAACTACTTAAATGGACTTAACTATGAATTCAAACTATCCAGCCCAACCAACCGCTCAAGGTTTAGCTTCTCTAGGTCGTAATCAAGATACGATGCTTATGCACGTAACACCTAATGAAGTAGCAGGTTTACAGCAATTGGCTATGGCTCAAGGTGGTTCTCTAACTATTAATCCACATACTGGCCTTCCTGAAGCTGGATTTTTTAATGATTTGTTAGGTTTTGCTGCTCCTATTGCTGCTGGTTTTGCTTTAGGACCTGCTGGTTTTGGTTTGTTTAGTAGCCCTCTTACTGCAGGACTTGCAGTGGGTGGTGTTACAGCGTTAGCTTCAGGCGATATTATGAAAGGCTTATCTGCTGGTTTAGGTGCTTATGGCGGTGCAGGATTAGGTAGCAATTTAGGAAAGTATGGAGCTGAAATAGCTAAAACCCCAGTAGTCGCTCCAGCAGCCAATATAGCAACTCCTGGTATAACTCAAGGTGCCGACGCAGTTTCAACATTAGCTAGCCAAGCAGGTACTGCAGCTCCTCCTCATTTGTTTGCAAATACTGTGGCACCAGTGTCTGGTATTTCTGATATTGGTTCTACAGCGCTTTATAAAGGCGTTCCATCCTCTGCAGCTGCGTTAGCTAGTAATACTGCAGGGGGTTATTTCCTAGGTCAAAATATTTTACCAGCTTCGGGTTTTGATCATGTTTAGACAGGTGTTGCTAATATCTTTTCTCGTATAGAAG